GTTTGTAGATTGATCGGCATGTCAGATCACCCTGTAGCTCGCGGAGAAAAAGACGAAGTACGACGTAGAGACGCTGTTGTTTGGGATGGTAACAAGCAAAGCATCGTTCGTCGCATCCGCCTGGACGTACGGTGAGAATATCTGACCGTAACCAGTCGCGTCCGTTGTGGATCCGAAGTTCGAGGCGATCGGCAGCGATAGCCGAAACGACAGGCTGCCGGAAGCCGTCGGATCGACACCAACGCTTCCAAAGACACAGACGACATTTCCGACTCGAACATACGTCGAAACGACAGGAGTAGCCGAGTCGAGGTTCGTGACGATCGTTGCCGTCGGCGTGTATGTCCCCGACGCGCCGATGATGCGCCATCCGGTGTTGCCGGTGCCGCTCTCCTTCTGCCAGAGCCAGCCGTTCGTGGGGTCGCGGTAGAGCGCGCCTACGCCCGCAGTCGTGACTCCCTCGGGCGAGCCCGCGCCGCCCTTGATCCCCGACGTGGTGATCGTGCCCGTCGTCGTGATGCTTGCGGCGCCGATGTCGAGCGTGCCCGACTGCGCGATCTTCGCGCCGGTCACCGCGCCATCCGCGATCCCCGCCGTTGCGATGGTGCCGAAGCCGAGCACGCCGCCCGACTCGCGCAGCACGCCGCCGCTTGACGGGGTCACGGCGATGTCCGCGGCGTTGCCCGTGGAGTTCGCCGAGCGGCCGACGATGGAGAGAGCAGTGTGCGACGCGATCGCGACGGCGCCAGCCTGCGCCGCGGTGACCGAGTGCGGGTTGCTCGTCGAGGCGACGTGCGCATCGAGCGCTGCACCGTCGGCCGAAACGTCGCGGCCGTCGACCGTGCCGCTCGTCACGAGTGACCCGACGGTGACGGCGGCCGCAGCGAGCTTCGTCTGAACGTAGGCCCAGAAACGGGAGACGAGCACCTTGAAGGTGCCGACCATCACGTAATCGCCATCGACGATATCGGAGCCCTTCTCCGTGAAGTCGTTCGGGAATCGTTTTTCGGACATAGCGCCTCTTCTAGATGATGACCCTTGAGCCATCCACAGTGAGGTAGAAACCGTCGACGAGCACGTAATAGACATCGTCTGCGAACAGCACGGTATCGTAGCCGAGAGCCGAATCGCCTAGGATCCAGAACTCGGTGCCCGGATCATCGGGAGGACCCGGTTCATTCGTTCTAACATGATGAGTATGCGCCGGCTTCAAGTAGTCGACGATCGAATCGATCTGCGCGCGTTGTACGTCCGTGAGCGCCACCGGCGAATTGACCTCGAACGAGTACAGCGCGAACGACGTCGACGGAGCGAGGTACGTGTCCCACCCGAGTTCGCTCTCGCCGAGAATCCAACCCTCTTCGTTGTACGCCGTGATCGTGACCTCGACTCCGACGAAGAACCGGATCGCGTTAATGATCCCGATCTTCGATCCCTTCTGCTGATACATCGTGACGAGCACACGGATCAACCGACGCTTGTCGATCGTGTCTAGGTCGAACGCGAACGGGTTCCCAAGACCGATCAGCATTTGATCGAGATACGCATCCGCAGCCACGTCGACGTCGAGAATCTCGGTCCACCGATCGACGTCCGCGATCAACGTGTCGACGACTTCCTGCAAGATCGCGAGGAACTTGTAGAGATCGCGCGTCACGTCTTCGTCACGGTTCAACCGTGGAACCATCCACCAGAGATCGAAGCGTCGCCGCGCATCCACCTCCGGCGAGAACGCTACGAACGGCGCCCGATTGTAGGGAGCGATCGAGACGTTCCCGAACTCGTCTTCGACTCCTGTCGCTTCGACGATGTACGTCGCGCCACGCGTGAGCGGAACCGACGTCGTGAGATCGTAGACCGCGGGCTCTACCATCGTCGCAGATACGATCGTGGCATCGACACTCGGCGCAGTCTGGCGCACGAGAGCCCATGCAGCCCCCGATGGAACAACGATCGACTCGTCGAACACGACTCGAATCGTCGAAACTCCGATCGCGGTCGCAGCCACCATCCGCGGCGCGGTGGAATCCGCGATCGTGAACGACCACGACGACGACACAGGAACGAACGTCGAGTCCTCGCGTGACGTGACCGAGACCGTCACGACTTCGAGCGATCCGAACGACGCGGGAGGGATGACCGAGAAGCGCAGAACGTGAGCGACGCCGGTCGGCTGCGTGATCGTCCCGCTCCATCCGGCTTGCCATCCGCCGAGCGTTCCGTCGTACGCGAGCACGCCAGCAACAACGACCCGCGTGTCCGAGAGATCAACGTCACCCGTTGCCGGCGAGACGATATCGAACTGGATTTGCGCCGCGGGGTCGACGCCAATCTGCCCGATGCCAGGGAAACGATTCGCGACGAACGGCGCCGCCGCGACTTCATCCACGAACGCGTCGAGGTAGACCGCGGGTATCGAAAGCTCTACCGGATCGAACGGACCACCCGCCGGCGGATTCACCGCCAACCCGAAGCTCACGTTGTTCGCGACGAGACCTCGAAGCGAGAACGCGAGATCGTCGTGGATCGTGTCCTGCCCGGGTTCCAACGTCACCGCGAGATACGTCGTGACTCCGAAGTCGGTCGAGCCCCCGAACTCCCATCGCCAGCCCGCCGGCAACGCCGTTGCCGGACCTACGAGACGAGCACGGAAGCGAACGACGTTCGGACCCGCGGGGATCGTCTGCGCGAGGTAGGCGGAATCACCATCGTTGAAGAACCCGGTCCGCCCGGGTTCTTCGGAGCCGAGCACGAACACGAACGAGCCATCGGGCGCGATCCATCGTGTCGGAGCGATGCGCCCCGAGAGCGTCCCTAGTCGTCGTTCGAGTGTTCCGAGATCGGCCACGCGCCGAGTCTAGCGCAATCTCACGCGCGAGCGCGAGCCCCCGCGATACGCTTCGGTTCGAGCAACGCCGCGCCGCTCTTCCCGCTCTTGATCCGATACGCGATCGTCATCGCGGAGAGCCCCGAGATCGAAGCCCACTCGGCCAACGCCTTCGAGACCCCGTCGATCTCCACCATCCGATTCCGACGCGTGTTCCGCGCTTGCTCGGCTCGCGTCGCCCATCGCACGTTCCCCGGTTCGTAACCGCGTGCGTTGTCGATTCGGTCGATCGAATGCTTCGAGGTCGGCCGCCTTCCTACGTGTTCGATGAAGCGCGCGAAACCTCCGCGCCCCATCCATTCGTCGACGACTCGAATCCCGCGCCCGCCGTAGTTCTCGAAATACTTCGCGCGCGGGTTCGTGCATCGCTGCACCATCGCCGACCACACCCGATACTCGGGGAACGACGATAGGAACTCCACGCCTTCGTGGTTCGCGCGGAACGACGCAACGCGATTCGCGTTCATCTTCTCGCGCATCACCGGATCGGCGAGTTGCTTCCGCGTCCGTTCCGACGCGAGTTCGCGTTCGCCTTCGCGCTCGTAGCGACGCTTCGCCCCCTTCGCAGCGTTCGCGCGCGCCTCCGGCGTTCGTAGGGCTTCGCGAAGAGCAGCAACGCGACGAGCTTCGGCTTCTGGATCTCTCTTCGGATATGGCATCCCCACCGAATACCAACCCGATTCAAGTCTGTCAAAACATCTCTACAGTTGGCGGTATACTTCGACGTGGTCGAAGAACGCTCGCCGCGTCACGTCCGACGTTCGGAACCCGAAGCCGCATCGTCCCGACGTATACGGCGCCGATCCGGAGTTGATTCCGAGCGCGTCGTCGACGAACTCCGCCATGCCCGCGATCGCGGTCCACACCGGCGCGGAGCCGAGCGGATTCGCGTTCAGATCGTTCTCGAAGACTTGGAGACGGACGTCCCCGTTCAGGTTGACGATCATGTCGAGCCGGAGGTGAACCCACTCGTCGATCGCCTTCGTCGTCGTCGAGCGTCGCAGCACGCCGGAGCCGAGCGGAGCGACGTCAGGGAGACCCGCGGAGAGCGCGCCCTTGCGGAGCGTCACGCGCGAGGGATCGCCGTCACCGAGCCCGAGAAGGTAGCCGGTGTCGTTCACGCTCGGCCCCTGCAACCCGACGAAGAGCATCGGGGCGAAGCCCGTCGTCCCGCCGCCGGGGTACCGCTTCATCGCGCCCGTGATCCGAGCGCCCTTCGCGGTCGGCGCGAAGCTCGCGAGGTTCGTGAAGAGCCCGACGGCGCCGATCGAAACGTCGAGCGAGTTGAAGCCGAAGACGAACGAGCCGCCGCCGGGGGGCGGAGTGAACCCCGCCGTCACGCCACGATCGACGCTGCCGATCGCGAGACCGTCGTTCAGATAGGACCAGTCCGCCTCACTCATAAAATGTCCCTCGCGCTTGTGGTATTGGTTCGACCATGTACGAAACGATCCACGCGATGATCGCAAACGGAACGCTCCGAGTCCACGCGAACGGAACGATCGAATCCAAACGATCCCCGACGAGCCCGTGGCGCGTTCGTCGACCCGAGAACGTGATCGCCCCCGGTCGCGAACGTCACGGCGGATACCTGCGAACGCGTGTCGGCGCGACTCGCATCCTCGTTCATCGGCTCGTATGGATCGCACTCGTCGGCCCCATTCCAGAAGGGATGGTCGTGAACCATCGCAACGGTAACAAGCACGACAACCGGATCGAAAATCTCGAAGTCGTCACGTACTCCGAGAACATGCGACACGCGATCGCGCACGGCTTGAACGATCCCACGACGCCGAAGAACCACTCGATCGACGACGACACGGTCCGCGCGATTCGAGCGCGCATCGCGACCGGCGAACCGCAGTCCGCAATCGCCGACGACCTCGGCCTTACACGAAACGTCGTGAACCGCATCGTTCGCGGTCGCACGTATCGCTCCGTCGCCTAGCCGTTCCGCCATCGATTCCTCCGCGCGTGTCTCCGACGAGAGACACCGCGAAACCTAGCACGACAACGTCAGGAAAGGAACGAGAGCCAGAACACCGACGGATCGCGGTACACGCGAAGCGTCCCGTTCGCGCCGGAGTAGAACGGCACCGCCGGACCGGCGAGCGTGAGCGAGACCTGGAACGTATTCGCGGCCGACGTGATCACGTAGTACGTCACGCCAGCGGAGAGCCCGAGCGGCATCTCGCCGTCAGCGACGAACGTCACGCGTTCACCGTCCGCGATGCCGTGAGCGGTCGCCGTGAAGTCGGCCGTCCCAGGATTCGCGACGACGATCGTCGCGGCCGCGGTTTCGTTGAAGTCCTCGAACGCTTCCGGCGTCCCGCCGGCGTCGAAGCTCGCGGCCGTCGCCGCGCCCATCGTGAACGCGTACGACTGGTTCGACGACCATCGTTCCTCGAAGTCTTCGACGTTCTCCGGCGTACCCGCGGAGTCGAAGACCGCGACCGACGTCGCCGGCATCGTGAACGCGTACGACTCGTTCGACGACCACTCTTCCTCGAAGTCCTCGAAGTCTTCGAGCGCTGCATCGAACTCCGCCGCCGCGGTCGATCCCATCGTGAACGAGTACCCCTGATTCGTGGACCATCCTTCCTCGTAGTCCTCGAAGGTCTCCCCGGGGCTCACCGTGGTATCGAAGAGCGGCGCGACGATGTCGACGAGCGGATCGAACGCGAAGAGGTAGCTCTCGTTCGTCGACCACTCCGATTCAAACGAGTCGAAGTCCGCGGGAGGGTTGCCGGTACCGAACGCCGCGAGCCGCTCGCCGGCGGCAATCACGCCAGAAAACCAGCCGTCGGCGTATCCAGGGAGCCCGACCGCAGGATCTTCGAAGCTACCGTTCACGACCGCCATGGTTCATCCCTTCACGTAACGACCAGCCCAGTCGAGCCGTCGCGGATCGTCACCGTCCCGAGGATCGGAAACTGCCGAGGAAGGATCGCGAGGTCGTCACGAGCACCGTTCAGTAGAAGCCCCATCGCGCCGGCGTCGACCTTCCGCACGCCGGAGGTATCTCGGATGACGTTGAAGACGTCCGACCACACGATCGAGCCGCTCGGGTTGCCGTTCTCGTCGCGGAGGTTGTAGCCGAAGTCGATCACGATCGCAGCATCCGGATCGGTCCCGACGTCGTCCACCGCGAAGACCGCGACGAGCGCCGCTTCGATCGCGGCACGCGTCGCCGACTTGTTCGCACCGCTCGCGAACCAAACCGTCGCTTCGACGTTCACGACGAGATAGACCGGATCTTCGACGATCACCGTGAACGTCAACGTGTTCGGATACGTCACCGTCACCATTTCCAAGACCGCGGCTTTCAACGCAAGCGTCGGAACACCGCCGCCAGTCGGAACGATGTAGAGCGACCCCGAGTTCTCCGGCACGCCCGGATCTTGATCGCTCGTGAGCATCAACGCGCGCGCGACTCCCGCGACGCGCCGCGCGTTGATCTCGTAGTCCTCGCGCGCGACCGTGCGCGTCATTACGCGAAGCGACTCCGGCGCAAGCACTCGAATCTCTTCGACCGTCTGCCGATTCAGCGCGCGCGTGCTCGCGTTCGGATTCGTAACCGACACCGCGATCGAGTTCCCGAGCGAATCGATGAACACACCTTCGACGCGTCGAACAGACCCGGGCTCGACATAGCCATCGGAGCCACCGCCGATCTTGTAGACCGTCGTGATCGTACCGTTCGGGATCACGCCGTTGATCCCATTTCCGAATCGCACGGTCGCGCGGTCGTTCGAGTCGACGACGACCGTGAAATGCCGTTCCATCGAGTCGGAGTCGAGAAAGTTTTCTACCCGCGTGAACGTACCGTTCGCCGCGGTAATCGAGAGCGAGCCGTCGAGGTACGGCGCGGACGTCAGCCGAATCTCTTGGTTCGGCTTCGCCGTGCTCGCGAACGTCTCGGTCTTCCGCTCCGCGTTCTCCGCGGAAACGTACAACGGCCCGGTCACTCCAGCGGGAAAGACGATCGCCGTGAACGTCTCGAAGACCACGGGATCGACGATCGCGTCCGTGCGCGCCTTCGTACGCTCCGGAATCGTCAGCGTTCCCACCGGCGCCGGCGAACACGTCAGCGCGAGATCGACCGTCGACGCGGTGTTCCCGCGCGGTACGAATCCGATCAGCTTGCACAACGCGAGGATGTTCCGCCGCTGCGTCACGCGCCCGATGAACGCCTCCGCCGCTTGGTTGTCCTGGTACTTCGTGAGCACGTCGCCGACGAACGCGAAGAGTTCGACGAGGATGTTCGCGAAGTTCGCGGTGTCTTCGTCGGTCCATTCGAGGAAGACCGACGAGATCAGGCTTCGGAGCCGAAGCCGGAGCGCGTCGAAGTCTTTGTCCGTGTAGTCGGTCGATGGTCCGAGGATCGCCATGGCGCGATCCTACTACGCCCGAGCCGGTAGCGCGACGTCCGCGGTTCCAGCCGTCGCGACGCCCGCGCGCGTCCGCATCTCGTAGTGGATTCGGAGAACGCTCGTCCCCTCGATCCCGGTCTCGTCAGGCCCGAGCACGTCGACCTCGCGAACGCGAATCGAAGGAAGCCATCGCCGGAGCGAGTCTTCGACGTACACGCGCGAAAGCTCGCGCGTGATCGCGTCGTCGTTCCGATGACGAACGAGGTTCACGAGCGAACCGAACTCCGGGCGCCACGGCAGTTCGCCCTCCATCGTCTCCGACGAGCATCGAGTCCCGACGATCTGCCCGATCTTCGACGCGATCAAGCGCGCCCCCGTACCACTCGCGAAGTCCGAGACACCGTCGCGAACGAACGGACGGAGCAACCCGCGAATGGTGATGAACGCCGCCGACGAATCAGCACCGGCGACGATCGGAGAACCTCCGCCGCCGCCATCGACTACCGGCGCCGGCGGAGACACGAGCGGCCAAGAATACGAAACGGGCATGAGTCACACCTCCCGACCAGCACGATCGATCGCGAAGACACGAAGCGTAGGGCTCGATGTCCACCCCGAATCGGAGATCACAGTGTAGCGAAACCCACCCGCGATCATGCTCCGACTCGACCACAACGCGAAACCACCGAGGAACGAATCGCCATCGTGAACGAGCCGCGTTACCCCGAGCGTCGGCTCGTAGATCGCGACCAGAACACGCCGGAACGTCCCGGAGTCGTCGAGCACGTCGAAGACGATCGGAGTCGTCGACGTTATCGCAGTCTCCGGGACCGGCGAAAGAATCGACACCGTCGGCGTTGCAACGTCCAACGGATACGACGGAGCAACGCCGTAGTCGACCGTACCGAACGCGAGCGCAGGATCAATCCCGGATTCGACGAACCCCTGGTCATGCGTGAAAACGAAAACCGTGAACGCCCGCAACCATCCTCCGACCTTGCCCACGGTGTACCGATAGCCGCCGGAAATCGGCGTCGCCGCGACGCTGTAGATCGAATCATTCACCGGCGTCATCGGCGCACCCGAACCGAACGCCACGAGTTCATAGGGCTCGACCAACCCCCCGCCGTACGCAACGAAAATACCCTGCAACGTCTTCGCTGCATCGCCGACGATCGAAACGTCGAACGTGTCGGCAGGCGCAAGAACCGTCCCGCTCGTAGGAGAGAACGACGACACCGATCCCGCAACCGGCAACGGGCTCACGTCGTAGTACGCCCACCCCTGCGTATGGATCTCCGGCTCGCCGTTGATCGTCTTCCCGTACGCCTCGACGAAGACCGTGAACGGGAACTTCCATCCATCGAGCGATGCGACCTCGTATCGGTAGCCACCAACGATCGGCGTCGAAGCGACCGAGAATCGAGCCGCGTGCGTCGCGACCGCGGGAACGGTTCCGCCGCCGATGGCGACGATCTCGGTCTCCTGCGTGTCTTCGTGCCGAAGGTAGATGACGTGATCGAATGGTTGATCGTCGAGTACGTCGAACTCGAACGAGTCGCCCGGCGCGATCGTCGACGCGCTCACCGGCGAGAAGTTCGTCACGGTCGCGGTAGTCGGCGACGTCGTCAGCGTGTACGACGTATTCGCCGCCGCGTGACCAGTCGTCAGGCTGTAGGCATCGACGAACACCGTGAAGGGATGCTTCCACCCCACAACCGCCGTGACGTCGTAGCGGTAGCCACCGGAGATCGGCACGACCGCGACGCTGTACTTCCCAGGCAACGCCGCGGACGCGGGAACCGAACCGCCACCGATCGCAACGAGTTCGATCCCCCCGGTTACATCATCGCGCACGCGTAGAACATGCTCGAACGGATCAGCTTCCGTAATGGAAACCGACACCGTCGCACTCGGCGCAACCGCCGACGCACCCGGCGAAATAGAGAGCAACGGATCGATCGGGTTCACACCGGCGGAGAACATCTCGATCGTGTCGAAGTCGAACTCGTTCGACGCGAACCCCGAAAGCTCGGCCGTTTCGACGTGAGGAATCACGTCGGTCTCGACGTACGATCCCGCGACGTAGTGCGCAGCGATGCGCGCGTCGGATAGGACGCTCGTGTAGACCGCAACGCAATTCGTACGCGCCGTCATCGCGTCGGCGACCTGCAAGCCACCTCCCCCAAGCGTGTCCTGGTCCTGCCCGACCATAAACGATCCGCCCGTGGTCAACGTGACCCCGGTCGCAGCGGTTCCGCTCCCCGCGAGGAACCCGTTGATCCAGACCTGCACGCGCCCGTCGGAGTTGCGCCACGTCGCGACGACGTGCGCACGACGGTTCTGATACGAGAACGGCAGCGTGAACGATTGCATGGTCCCGCGAACGTAGACCGTGATCACACTCGCCGTCGTCGGCTGAATGAGGAACTCGTTCGCGTTTGAACTCGACGCGTACGAAATCAGACCGAAGTTCGAGTCCGTGGTCGCGATCCAAGCCTCGACCGTAAGCGCGGTCGGCGCGAAACTCGCCAACGTCGCACCGACGTAGCCGTTGTTCGTGCTCGGGTTGAGGTTCACGGCGCACGCAACGCCAGAGACCACAGGTGGAGCGGCGAGCGCGAACGTGCCCGTGTACGTACCGCTTCGCCCGTTGCCCGATGAATCGACCGCAGTCGTTCCGGAAGCATCATCGAGCTTCCAAAATAGATAGGGCGAATCGGCGAGAACTTCGGAGTCGTACGACATACGGGATCATCCCTTCACGGAGCGCGCGAGAACGCAACGCCGTCGCGTGTCAGCGTCGAGCGCGGCGTCGTCACTCCATCCCAGAACGGAATTCCGACCTGTACGTTCAACGTCGACGAATCGCCAACGAAGATCGTCTTCTTGTCCGCGCTCAAGTCGTAGACGTTGACACCGCTCGTCAACCCGAACGTCGATGCGGGAACGTGTCCGATGAATCCACCGCCCGCGTTCGTGTCGTCGCCGACGCCGTTTCCGAACGATCGGAAGAGCATCGGCCAAAGCTCGCGCTTGCTCGTAGCGTAGTTCGGCTGCCCGGTGTTCGATAGAACTCCACTCGGAAGCATCGGAGTGTAGAGCAAGCCTTGCCGCGGGCTCGCCAACGCGATCAGCGAATCGGGAGCAACGATCCCACCGTTGCAGTTCGCGTTGTTCGTCCCGTTCGCGTTCCCGACCGCGATTCCATCGATCGGCGCACCCGTCACGCTACGGTACACGAGCAACGGCGCCGATACCGTGATCCCGGCCCGCGGTGTGTACGGCGTGACGAGCGCGCACGCGTTGATCGTTCCGACGTCAGAATTGTCGTAGAAGAACACGAAGGAATCGTCATCGCCGACGATGCTGAACCGATTGTTTCCACTCGATATCGATCCGGTGTTGAAGGGACCGAAGATGCACATCCCGTTGTTCTTGTTCGTCGCGTGCGTATAGACGCCGTTGTTCGACGCCGGGAACACCGAGACCGCGGTTCCCCCGCTCGGAATCTTCCAAACCGGAGTCGGATACGCGTCGGTCCCATCGTTGTTCGTGGTCCCGTTCCACGGATTCAAGTCCCCACCGATTCCGACCGCCGTCATGATGTAGACCGCACCGACGTTTATCGAAGGGGCCGCACCGTCATGGAAGTAGACGGATCCCGAAACGCTCTCGCTGATTCCTACGAGCACGTAGTAGGGCCACGTCCGCGACGCGCTTGCGTTGACACGGAAGACCCCGAACATTCGATCCCACGAACCGAGCGCCGTGTTCCCGTCCGCCCACGACGTTGCGCCAGCATCCCAATATCCGAGGTTGCTCGCGCCCGCGACTCCGTTGCGACGACGAAGCGCAACGCGCGTCATGTTCGGATGCGTATTGAAGTAGTCGAACACGCGCTTGAAGACGTCTCGACACGAACTGGAGTTGGCTTGGTTCGGCAAGCGGCAGTCGATGATCCCGCGGACGTTTCCGGACATGGCGACCTCTTTGGACGATAGTAGCGGATTCGCGCTACTCGCACGAGCCTATACAGGGATCGTCGACCGAAGCGCCGTCAACGTCTCGACGAGGTCGTCGAGCAGCGCCGCGAGGTCTTCGAGTGAGCCAGCACCGACGTCACCGGAGAGCGTGATCGGAGGCAACCCGATAAGCTCCGCGAGCGCGGAGATCGTCCCGAGCAACGGCTGAACGTCGCCCATGCCGCACTCGATTTGCGCGCGTCGCGCCGTGACCTGCGATTGCACGTCGACCGAGATCGGACCGAGAGCCGGAACCGTCGTCGCCAGCGCCGCGACCTCGTCCGCTTTCGTCGCCAGCGCCGCCAGCGCCGCGACCTCGTCTCGAAGCCCCGCGAGGTGTGCGAGAACGACGTCGATCGTTCCGAGGATCATCAACGGAACCGAGAGTTGCGGAACGAGAGACGCCAGCGCGCCCGCCTTTTTCAGCACGTCCACGACCGCCGCGATCACCTTGTCCGGTCGCGTGAGCACCTTCGGGACCGTCTGCGCGAACTTCACGAGCGCGAGAAGCGCGTCGAGAATCGAGAACACCGGCCCGAGCGGAGCGAGAGCCGACGTCACCGCGGAGATCGTCGCGCGTGACGCTTCGAGCGGGTTCGCGCCGAGGTAGGGCGCGGAGCCCTGCACCGCGAGACCGCCCGGGAGAGTCACGCGTAGCTGCGTGCACACGCTCGGGACGTTGCCCACGACACCGGAGAGATCGATCGTTACCGCCATCGCCGCACCCCCTCAGATCGGACCGTTCCCGGGAATCACCGGACGTCCCGCGATCGTCACCGCGAGCCCGTCGATCTTCACCGCGCCCGTTGCTTCGATGACGACCGCCGTCGTCGCCTTCACGCGGAGCGCTCGCTGAACCCCATCGTACGCGACACCGTCACCCGAGACCTTGTCGCGAATCTCGAACGACTCACGACCCGGACGATCGTCGAAGACGAGAAGAAACCGCGGCGTCTCGAAGCATCGGATCTCGGGAGCTTCCGCCGGTGTCGCGTCACGAACCGGCGTCGGCGCCTGCGTGTTCCCGCCCGGCGCCCCCCATTGTGCGGGAACGTAGAAGGGAACATCGGTGTCCCCTTGAAGGAACCAGATCCCGACCTC